ATTCATCTAATGAGAAACCATAATCATATTCTATAGGACCATAGCTTGTAGCATCTGCATCCGAACCAAAATCGTCTGTCCAAGAGGAAACAATGCTACCAATAAATCTTGTGTAATCAATCAAGCCAGGATTTACTATTGGATTTGTACGAAGCTTTGAACTATCAAAGCCGAAATAAGCTGATTTAACAGCGGTACCGCCATCTGATCCGGTCGAACGTAGTGGTAATCCTGGGAATTTTAACCCGTATTTAAACGAAGCGCCTGTTGACGAAGAAACAATCTCACCTAGCGTTCCACTTAGATACCCTGCATATCCAAACACAGTGTTGCTCAAATTTGTTGAGGTTGCCAAACGTTCCGAACCACTGAGTCCTGTAACTGATTTAAGTTTTGGATAGCCGTGGAAACCGAATGGAAGAGTTGAAGCGGCAACTGTTGCTCTTTCAACTTTTTCTGAAGCAACGACTCTTACTAATCTAGACTTATTGGGTCTTGATCCGTAAGTCCTCATTTGATTAGATAATTCATCGTATTCAACGTACTGATCGCCAATTCTATTAGAAATGTAATCTACCGATAATGGGTTTAGATTAACATTTGCAAATCTTTCTAGTACTACAGGCTTAGCGTCTGTATCTGATGCTTGTCTTATAACAACATCAAAACTTCCATATTGATTATTAAGATTTGTTGGGTATCTTATATTTTCGATAGAAACTTTGATGTTAGTGTTAGCCCATTCACCTTGGCCGTTCAAAGATACAAACTTGAATAACTTATCCATATTTGCTGGATTGTAGTTTATAGCAAGTCCAGTATTCTGTGCGATAATCCAAGGGGTTTGTGCATCCCTGTACTGAGAAGTATGGGCTGCTTTATCCTTACTTGCATTTGCTAGCGGTACGACAGCAAATCCGAATGAAGTATAAGTTGCATTATCAAGGAATGATTCAACAATCTCTTTTTCAAAAGTTTCACCAACAAAATATTTGATATTTGTTGACTCAACAGATGCAACACCATCGATAGTAGCTTGTACTAATAAAGGATTGCTGTTCAAAACTGTTCTTATAAATCTTGGGCTATTTGGGTCAAAAGAAACTGTTACTTTTTCGCTTCCACCGATGTTGAGTGTAACTTCTTTGGAAGTTGAAGTAGAAATGTATTTATTCATACCCTCGCCGCTTGTTGAGGATGAAGGATAGACAGCAATACCATCTGTGTAAATAATGCTAGCTAGTCTTGATTCTTGTTCGGTTTGTCCCGAGGCACTAGCGAACATAAACAAACCATATGCACCCTTGGTAGCGGCACTTGAAGCTGGATTATTTGTTGTTTGAATTTCCCAACCTGCGAGAGCACGGGCGTCAGCAGAAGAAGCTCCTGGAGCATTAACACCCGCTAATCTCAAAAAGGTAACTGGAGTGCTGCCTACTGTCAAATAAGCTTTGGCTGCGTATAGACCATATAGAGGGGAAGCGTGGTTTCCGTTTCTCCAAAAATCAGAGATCTGTTGAGTTCCTGGTTCTGGATCTCCGAAAACTGATGTTAATTCAGCTAGTGAACTGATTTTTGTTGGTAAGAAGGAAGGACCTTTTTGTGCTCTACCTACTATAACTGGACCAATAGAATCTGGTTGAACAGTAAATTGAGATCTATCTATTTCGTTGGTAGATATACCAGGTGAAACAAACTTGAATTTTCTATCATCAGCCATTATTTAACTCCTTAAAGTGCTCAAAATAAATAGTTTGATATTACTTGAAAAACCTAACGTCTATAAAATGAATTCTTTGATATTTGATTTGGTTCTTGCAAAATAACCCTTTCTCTTGGTATAGCTACTGAAACAAAGTTTTCAACAAACGAATACTTTGGTTTTTCTGAATTTGGTCCTTCCCCCATAAGATACCCAAGAACACGGAAATCAATCGAAGTTTCAAAAAATCTTTCTTCTACATCTAAGTTTATTATATTATTTTTTATTGTATAAGAAGGTTCAACAAACGCTTCGTATCTATGTCCATCAGACGTAATATTGAAAGCATTAATCTGTCCTGTTTTAGTTACAAAAGGAATAACTAAATCGTTCATTTGTTGTTGATAATTTGTTTTAATAGTTATTGTATAAACAACTTTTACATAAGTTGGAATTGGACCATATACTGTTTGATAAACTATCTTTTTTAAGCTTTTTGGATCAACTATTTTATAACTTTTTGTATGCTCTTCTATTTGTTCTATAAAAGTACGAAACTTAGGATCGTATTTTAATTGAGCATTTTTATCATAAAACGAATCAAACATAAAGTTTGATGTTTTGTCTGAAACAATTCTTCTTGCCACCGGAACGCCCAGACGCTTTTCTGTACTTCCTTCTGGGAAATGGGCCTGAAAAGCTCCTTTGAAATCTCTATTTTTTTCTAGAGACTTACGCTCAACACTGATAAGAGGGAATTTCAAACTTCCTTCTTCTCTAAGATCTTGATCCCTCTTAGCTTGAAAAGACCTTTCAGCACCTGACCAGATAACTGGGGTTTTTTTGAATCCTTCGTTAGTATCAGAAGAAAGATTTATGGAGTCGTTAATGTAAGTAAAAAAAGCAACATCTATAGTCTCAATGGTAGAAGGCTCTATCAACAATTCAAAGATAATTGAATTAGCATTATCAACTTTAGTATAGTTATAATCAGGACGCATCAAACACTCCCTTTCTAGCTTTAATACATTTAGCTAGGATTTCTACCGAATTTCTATCATCTTCAATTTGACCAAATAATTGCTTTGGTTCTGATAAGCTCATTATCTCATAAAATAGACCATCGTATCTTACGAAATCTCCTTCTCTAACAAACAAGTTCTGGTCTTCGATAAGTCTTCGGCGGTGAAAATGTATTGTGATCTCAGAAGCTTTGTCTATACCGAACGACTCTTGCATTTTTGTTGCGTAAGATGACCATTCAACAAGCGCATATATTCTTATTGGTGGCAAAAAATTCTTTACCAAAGCTTCGCCATAAATTGGATGATAGTTCGTCGTATCATAGTCAACTGGATAATAAATAACCAACTGACCAACAACTCTTTCTAATAACTCATCATTGACTTGTTTTACCAAGTCCTTTTCTTTCTGCCCTAGAAATAATGGAGGTGGTGGCGATTCTGGTGGATTCCATTTATTGTTTGCCATTTATCATCCTTGGTAAATTAGTAATGGTATCTCTTCAAGAATCTTGCCAGCACTTTCTACCTGTGAAGCTTTTAGTTCAGCCAACTTAGCATAAGTTAATTCGTCTAGGATTGTCTTTAGCTCTTCTTTAAGTTTTGTCTGTTCTTCTCTTGCTTCTGAGATTAGAGCAGTACCGTTGAGTTGGACCGAATCTCCTGGGATTGGGATAGCTCCAAACTTAGAACGAATTTGACCAAGGGTTTCTTTTACTAGGGCAAGCGCATAACGACGAATCCATTGTTTGCCGATTGAGTTGATATTTGCAAATGGGATATTATCAAAAGGCAAAGCATTCATATTTGTGATGCCACCCTCTTTGTTATCAACTCCACCTACTCTATCCCAAGGATTGGTTCCGATATCTATCGTAAATTCAAACCACATCTTTGTAAATAATGAAGTGTCTGGTGTTGGAAATACTCTTAATTTATTGTTGAAAATTTCAAATGAGTAATGAGACAATCTTGTGTAGATATGATCTTCAAATGCCATTGCTTGTAATTTATTATGCCAAGCAGGGATAATTTCAAATGTTGTATCATCAGCGAACTGACCATAGTAATTTAAATTCCCGACAACATTAAGGCCACCATAGTAACCATAGAATCTCCACATTGATTGTGGTGTTTTAAAATATACTCTTCTTATTAATGCTCTTTTTGAAGCAGAACCAGAAAGAGCAGGAGCATATGGCAAAGTTGGATCTGCTGCTACTTTATTTTCTAATATCTGTTGAATATCATAATCTTGCTGATTCATCACTAAATCAATAGATGCTGTGTAATGTGGCATAGAACCGTTTACAATTCCAGAAGCATCGCCAATACCTTGTGCCATTCTTAAAGTCGATTCAAAACCTTGACGACCATAAGCAAGATTAATGTGTGATCCTGATAAAGATGCTTCTTTTAGTTGTCCATCGTGATCAAATGTACCAGTTGTTGCGCCAAGATAATCGCCAAGAACATTCTTGGATTGGTGCAGGTTTATCATATATGAGTATTCTAATACCGCTTCTTCATAAGCGTTGAATACGTTTGCTGGCATTATTTCTAGGTCTAGAACATCACCGCCTAATTTGTGATAAACATAAGCAACTTGGTCTGAAGCACCTGAGATAAAGTTTGCGTCATACAACTGTGAAGTAGGATCCACATACATACCGAAAGCATAATTCGATACGTTGCCTGCTCCATTACCTGTTGTTGCTGTTGAACCTGTGGCGGGCAGAACAACGGCGCTTACTGTTGATGCTGGCGTTAAAACTGGTAATGCCATTCATTAGACCTCCGCTATATTAAGTAGTTTAAGGACAAATAAAAAAGCCGATCCATAAGGACCGGCTTTAGGAAGAACAAACTTAAATTAAGCTGGGAAGCCGTTATATGAAGCCGAACTTGCCATAAATAGAATATTAGGTTGAGTTGTGCCATCCCCTATTGGAGAAGAGTCTAGCTTATAAGCCACAACTGAAGTGGTAGCGACCATGACTGTGGTGCTTGCTGTGGCAAAATTTGTAACCAGAAGCTTTCCAGCAGTAGCATTGATTCTTAAAAGTTCTCCAGTAGCGTTGACTATATCTATTCTTTGTCCGTTTTTCATTCCGGTGATATCCAAAGAACCAGTTCCAGTTCCATTTCCAGCATAAATAACAACACCACAATCTGGATTTATTGTGAATGCTCCTGCATCTGATACAACTGTTGCGGTTGGGCTGTATAGAGTGATTGCCATATCCTGTGGGAATGTTGGTCTATTATATTGATTTCTTTTTGCCACTGTTTGTCCTCCTATTAGACATAAATAAATAGTATGCTCAAAAAGGAAAAGGCCCCGATTCCGAAGAACCGAGGCCAGAGATTAGCTATAAGCTAAGAACTCTATCTGGCTGAAGCTCCGCTCTCACCGAGAAGACGACGGACGACAACGAGGCCGTACATGTCTGGGCGAACCATCTTCTTGGCGTAGCGGGTCATGACACCCTTGCGAGGCACAAAGTCCTCAGTACCAAAGATG